GAAGGGCACCGCCATCGTCACTAACGACACCTCTGACGCAGCAGACGACAGCGTCTACATCTTCTATCGCTGGGCCGACGGAACCGAGGGCGCAACCGACGACCTGACCACAGGTAACTCAGTCAAGTCTGCGGCGATCAGCTGGGAGATCACGGGGGGGCAACACCCACCCACGCAGGCTCCGCAGGTCAGCACCGTCCAGAACTACACCACGACCGCGAACACCGCGAACCCCACAAGCGTGTCCGGCACGGGCGGATCTAAGGACTATCTGTTCATAGCGTTCGCGGCACAGGACGGCGAGGTGGGTGCGTTCACGGCGTCACCCACGAACTACTCGACGATCACGGCGGCGAACAGCGGCACCGGCGGATTGCCGGCCACGAACGTCCAGTTGGGTGGCGGCTCGAGGCAGCTAACCGGCGCGTCCGATGATCCTGGTGCGTTCACCCATGCGGCCGCGGCTGCGGGAGGTTCGGCGTGGACGATCGTCATCCACCCGTCGCTGATCACCGTGTCGCCTGCGGCCGCGGTCGCATCCCCCACCGCTGGTCTGACACGGGTGGACAAGGAGATAGGGCCGCTCGCCGCCGCAGCAACCGCTACAGGGCCAACACCGACGGTATCAACCGGAACGAACATCACGGTCACAGTTCCCGCGGCCGCTGCGGCTACAGCGTCAGGGCCGACCCCGGCCGTACAGATTTCGGTGACCGTCAGTCCTGCGGCCGCGGCAGCTACGGGTTCCGGACCGACCCCGGCCGTTCAGATCAGCCCGACGGTCAGCCCCGCCGCAGCGGCAGCAACAGCATCGGGTCCCACCCCGTCCGTCTCCGCTGGCGTTTCCGTTTCACCCGCCGCCGCAGCCGCGACGGCTTCGGGTCCCACACCGACACCGCAGGCAAGCTCAACGTTCAGTCCCGCTGCGGCTGCGGCGACAGCTTCCGGGCCGACACCGACGGCTACGGCTGGCACGACGATGTCGCCTGCGGCCGCGAACGCGGCAGCGGCAGCCGGTCTAACGAGGGTTGATAAGACGATCGCGCCGCTATCGGCCGATGCGTCTGCTACCGGGCCAACCCCCACCGTCGGAGCGAACGTCACGTTCAGCCCGGCCGCGGCGGCAGCCACCGCCTCCGGTCCGACCCCAACCGTTTCGTCGGGCACAAGCATCACCGTCAGCCCTGACGCTGCGATCGCGAACGCCGCTGGTGGCACGTTCTCGGCAGACCTGATCATCGAACCCGACGCCGCCGTTGCGACCGCCTCAGGTCCGACACCGTCTGTTAGCACGAGCGGCAACGTCAACCTCAGCCCCGCCGCTGCCGCAGCGACGTCGAGTGGGCCGACACCCACACTGCAGAAGTCCAGCACGTTCAGTCCCGCCGCCGCGCTAGCAACCGGATCCGGGCCAACGCCATCGGTGAGCACGAGCGCGAACGTCACTCTCAACCCCGCAGCGGCAACGGCCACAGCATCGGGTCCAACCCCGACACCGCAGGCTTCCAGCACTTTCAGTCCCGCGGCCGCGATCGCCACCGCTTCGGGGCCCACCCCGACTGTTGCTGCAGGGAACCTGATCAGCCCGGCCGCCGCTCAGGCGACAGCCTCGAGCACCGCGGCCACGCTGACGATTACGTCCACGATCAGTCCTGCCGCCGCAGTTGCGACCGCGAGCGGCACAGCGGCGACAGTCACGAAACTGAAGACGATCACCGTCCTCGGCGCTGCAGCCGCCACAGCCTCCGGTCCCACCCCCACCGCGCAACGCTCGAGCACGTTCAGCCCACCGGCCGCGATAGCAACCGCCACCGGCAACAACCCAGGCTTGGTCACCTTTACGCCGACCGGACCAAAGCCCACAATAGGACGACTCAGCAACACCCATGTCGGAAGAACACACCTCAGACAGCCCCGTGTTGGCCGGATCGCGCAACCCGTGGAAGGAGCAGTGACCTAAATTGGCAACCGTCGTCACGTTTCTGGATTACACGCCGCCGGAGCGGGCGGACGCGATCGCCTGGACACAGGTGGAGGTGTACGAGTCCGACGCCGTCGACGGCGACTACACCCACATCGACACCCTCAACCTCCTACCACCCGAACCCGACCCCGCCAACCCGCTCGCACGAGACTTCACCACCATTCTCGGAACCGGCGAAGACCTGTGGTACACGGTGCGGTTCGTTGACTCCAACGGCGACCATTCCGAATACTCGGATCCGGTACAGAACGTCAGCGAAGACTTCGACGCCACCCCGTACGCCGGCACCGCGGAACTCTCCCGCATCCTGAAGCTACGAGCCCCCACTAGCGACCAGCTCACGGCAATGGAACGCGTCCTGACAACCGCGGCGATGGAGATAGACGCCGAACTTGGACGGTACGCATCCTTCGGAACCCCCTACCCGTCACTGGTCGTGCAAGTCAACCTCGAGCGGGCGGTGGAACACTGGCAGCAGCAGGAGGCGGCGTTCGGGATCATGGGCCTTGGCGGCATCGAGACGGGTGTTGTCCACACCGCGCGCGATACTTGGGACAGGCACGCGCACAAGCTCGCGCCGTTGAAGGATACGTGGGGTATGGCGTGACGGTACGGCAGATCATGGACGCGCTCGGCGACCAGTTGCAAACGCACTTGGTGCCGCTGGTCCCTGACCTGCAGGTGTTCTCGCGGATGACATGGAACCCGTCGCCGCCAACCATCGACGTCTACCCTGCCCCGGAGTTTCAGGCGGGGCTGGGGTTCGGTCGTGATACCAGCGAACTGAACTTCACCGTCCGCGCACGTGTCAACACACCCGACTACGAAGGAGCGCAGGACTTGCTACTTGCGATGATGGATCCACAGGCGGACACGTCTGTGGCTGCGGCGATCACCGCGGCTGGTACCACGTCCCCCGCGAAGACATTGGGGGGCAGCGTGGAGAATGTGACGGTTGGTGGCCCGACGGATTTCGGTGTGTTCACTGATCCGTCCCCGAACGCTGGTTCGTTGATGGGCTGCACCTGGAATGTGCGGGTGTTCCCGTGATCGCCACAACACAGAACCTCGTCTGTAGTGATTGCGGCAGCTATGTGCCAAAGGGATGGAGCCACGAATGTACGCCAGAGAAGTCGGCAACTTGGGAGACGGCTAATCCGACTAACCGCGTCGATAGTCCACTACTGGTGAAGCGATGAGCCGCATCCTCTGGATCTCGAACGCTCCCTGGAGCCCATCCGGCTACGGCGGCCAAGCCAACCTCTTCGTCCCACGCCTACAAGCGCTCGGACACGACATGGCGATCGCCTGCAACCACGGACTCAACGGAGCCAAGCTCGAATGGAACGGCGGCGTCACCTGCTACCCGTCCGACTTCGACTGGGGCAACCACACCATCCGCACCTACCAAGACCACCACAAGGCCGACCTCACCATCACGTTGCACGACGCATGGGTGATGAAACCACAAGCCTGGCCGGCAGGAACCCGCTCGGCGATCTGGGCTCCGGTCGACCATTGGCCGCTACCAGCGCAGGTTGAGGTGGTGTTACGCAACCCGTCCATCTACCCGATCGCCATGAGCCGGTTCGGTGAGCAGATGATGAGCCAACGCGGGCTGCAACCGCTGTATGTGCCGCACGGGATCGACACCACCGTGTTCAATCCGCAACCGGAGAACAAGGCTGCGATCCGAGCCGAACTTGGCATCCCTGAGGACGCGTTCCTTGTCGGGATGGTAGCCGCGAACCAGGGCAACCCGTCGGTCAGCCGGAAGGGGTTTCCGCAGGCGCTGCAGGCGTTCTCGAGGTTCGCGCATGACCACAAGGACGCGTGGATGTATATGCACACGACGTCGCGGCCGACCCGTGGCGACAACGGCATCAACCTCGAGATCCTGTCTGTCGCCACCGGCTGCCCGGCGGACCGGCTGCGGTTCCCACCCGAGAACGCGTTGCAGCTAGGCATGACGCAGGATGTGGTCGCGAACATCTACGCGGCGTTCGATGTGCTGTTGAACCCGGCGATGGGTGAGGGGTTCGGGATCCCGATCATCGAGGCGCAGGCGTGTGGTGTGCCGGTGATCGCCTCCGATCATTCGGCGATGACGGAGTTGACGCACGCGGGGACGCTTGTCTCCGGCGACCCTTACTGGGATGCTTTGCAAATGGCGTGGTTCATTAGCCCGGCGGTGGATTCGATCCATGCCGCTCTTGAGAACGAGTACGAGCGCCGCGACGATCAGAAGTTGCGGGCGGCGGCGGTGGCGTTCGCCGGGCAGTACGACGCCGACCTGGTGACCGTGAACCATTGGGAGCCGGCGCTCGAGCGGTTGTTGGGGGAGTGGCCGTCTGGACGGGTGATCGCTCCGTTGGCGTTGAACGGGAACCGGGCCGCTCGGCGGGCGCGTGCGAAGGTGAAGGCGTGAGGACATCGTGGCCACCCATCGTCGTCGCAGTCGTGTTGTCGATTCTTCTCAACGTGACAGTCGGACTATCCCTGTTGGGTGCGATTGGTCTGGGGGCGTTGCTTGGGTGGGCGTGGGCGATTCGGCAGGTGAAGGCGTGATGCGCGTCGCCGTCCTCACGCTCACGCGTGACCGGCTGCCATACACCCAGCACTGCTTCGCCACCCTGCAAGCCAACGCCGGCTGCCACTACACCCACTACCTACTCGACCAAGGCTCCACCGACGGAACCGCCGAATGGATCCGCGACCACCCCGAATACCCATCCATTCTGTTGTACGAGAACATCGGCATCAACCGCGGCATCAACCTACTGCTAGACACCATCCCGCTCGAGGACTACGACGTGATCGTCAAGTTCGACAACGACTGCGAGCTTCTTACACCAGACACGCTCGCGACCGTGTGCGGGCTCGCGCTCGAGCGGGACATGATCCTGTCGCCTCGCATCCACGGACTCAGGAACCCGGTGCCGACGATGGGCCACTTCCAGGGCGTCGACATCACGTACATCGTCGGCGGCATCTTCATGGCCGTCCCCGCGGACGTGTTCAGGGACGGCTATCGCCACAACCCTGACGTGGGCTTGTGGGGATCCGACGATTCTGATCTGTGCCGCTGGTTCCAGGGTCAGGGAGGTTCGGTCGGCTATGTGTGCGGCTACGACGCGAACCACTATTTGACGACGGACGGGCAGCATGCCGACATCCCTGACTACTTCGCGCGCACCCTGCGCGAGGGGAAGCCGAGCATCCTGTGAGCGCGACCCTGTACGGGTCGGCGTTCTTCGAGGGACGCAGTCCACTTGTCCAGCAGTCCGCGCAAGCTGTGGTGCCGCACCTTATGCAGTTGGGACCCGGTCCCAAGTCGGTGCTAGACCTCGGGTGCGGTGAGGGAGAATGGATGTTCGCTTTCCCAGTGCAGGACGTGGTGGGTGTGGACATCGCGGATCACGGCGTCGGAATCGTCCACGACCTCACGGAGCCGCTGAACCTGGGGCGCACCTTCGACATCGTCCTATGCCTCGAGACCGGAGAACATCTACCCGCGGAGGCTGCGGACACCCTCGCCGACTCGATCACGGAGCATGTGGCCCGTGGAGGATTCATCGTATTCAGCGCAGCCGTTCCCGGACAGGAAGGCACCGGCCATATCAACTGCCAACCACACGAATACTGGCACACCAAGTTCGCCGGCCGTGGGTTCGAAATGCATGACTGCATCAGGCCGCGTATCGCGCAGGACGCCCGTGTGTCCCCGTGGTACAGAGACAACATTTTCGTCTATGCGGGGAAGCAACTGTGATCGTTGACTTCGATGACTTCTGCGAGGACGACCACCGCCTTGAACTGCTCGAGACGTTGCGGGAGGCGAATCCGTTGTTCCGTTGCACCCTCTTCGCCATCCCCGCCCGCGGCAGCACTGAGTTCTGGGATGCGGTGCCGGAGTGGTGCGAGCTTGCGGCGCACGGCTGGGAACACCCAGATCCTTACGAGTCGTCGGCGTGGACTTACGACCAGGCTATGGACTCACTGATGTGTACCCCGGCCCGGTTCGTCAGCGGATTCAAAGCACCCGGCTGGCAGATCAGCCAAGGCACCTATCAGGCGATCGCCGAAGCGGAATGGTGGGTGGCCGACCACTGGGACAACGACGACCGCCGACCCGACGGGATCCGCGCCCACGTCATCGCACCCCCCGCCGCGTGCGGCGCGGACCCCGACCACTGGCACGGACACATCCCGAACGTGTGCGGCAACGGCATCGCCGAGACGTTCCCGGAACTGCTGCAGCGAGTGCGGGAAGCCGTGTCGTTCGAATGGGTGAGCGAGTGCACGACGCCGTGGCGCGCCAAGGTGCCGGCGTGATCCCCCTGCCCCAACAGACACCGTTCGAGCTGCACTACATGCACGCCCTGCTACACGACCTACCCCGGCCGTTGTCGATCCTCGAGATCGGGGTTTACGAGGGAGGAACGCTCTGGCATTGGTTGCAGAAAGCAGACCGGGTGGTTGGTGTCGACGACACGATGCGCGCGCCCGGCCCCGACGTCTGGAACGGTTGGGCGGCGAAGGCGCGCACACCGTTGACGCTCATCCAGGGCTCATCCCACGACGCTGGGATCATCGAGCAGGTACGCGCTCTCGGCCCGTACGGGTTCTGTCTGATCGACGCAGACCACACCTATGAAGCGGCGAAGGCTGACTGGTTGAACTTCCGCGACATGATCGAGCCGAACGGGATCGTCTGTTTCCACGACATCCTGTCCCGCCACCAGTACGGTGTCGATCAGTTGTGGGCGGAGATCAAGGCGGAGAACGGCCGTAAGACGATGGAGATCGTTGAGGACGCCAACTCTGCGCGCTGCGGTGTTGGTGCGGTGTGGCTATGAGCAGATGCGCCGCACCCACTCCGGCGAGAGGTTCGCTGCGGTTGCGATGGTTCGGAGCGGCAGCCCTGCGGCCCGTGCCTCAAAGATCGCGTTGTCTAGTTCTTCACGCGCAAGAGCCGCCTTGCGGGCGGCTCGCGCAACCTTCCTTTCGGCGGCGGTCACTTTGCGAGCCGCTTTGCGCGGCACCTCGCGTTGACGAGTTCCCATGCTTCGTCAACTTCGATGTCGCTCATCCGCGTGTGCTCGGAACGATCCTTCTGCGTTCCGTCTGCGTTGACCTCAGAAGCGTAGGAGTAGATCCCTACCGCGATGATCCGGCCAGTAGAGAGGGCGACGAGCGGGAAGCCGATCTCTGTGTATGTGGTGGGGATGGCGGACATGTGAGTCTCCTTTGTAGTGGGGGTGGTGGGCAGCAACTCCATGTCCACAATATAGACAGTCCGGATGGGTTTGTCAAGTGAATAGACAAACAAAACTCAGCATCGTAAT